CGAAATGCGCCCAATCGAAGGCTTGAGGGTGCGGCCCGTAATCTCCGGCGACCGCCTGGCGCATGAACAATTCCCAATCGACCAACTCGGCGAGCGAGCGCTCGACCGGATGGTGATGCGCCTCCAGCGGGTGCCCACTTTCCTCCGCGGTCCTGCCGCAGATCCAGCATCGGCCATGCTCGCGCTCGATCAGCGCCGCCCGCGTCTTCCGAAATAAGGGCGTCGTCACCCGGTCGGCGTGCGCCGGGATGCGAACGTCGAATTTCAGCGTTTCCGTCTGCGAGTGTGCCGCGGTCATGGCGTAGCCGCCGGCTTTGGTGTGAGGCCCTCGACGACGCCCTTGGCCGCCCCCTCGATCGCCGGCGCCCAGAGCGGCTCGGTGGCGATGGCGATCGGCAATGCCGCGGCGCAGCCCCCGAGCGCGACGCCGAGGCCGAGGAGGCCGATCAGCGCGAGCACCTTCACGACACGCCTCCGAGGCGTTGCAGCTCGGCGGCGTTGAGGGCCTCGGCCGAATTGTCGGTGTCGGCCGGGCTCTCCTGAGCCGGGCGCGCCGTGCCTCGGACATGCGGCGCCGCCGGCTTGGTGACGGCAGGGGCCGGCGCGGGTTTTGCTGCAGCCTGCGCCGGCCGGCGGCCGAAGAACTCCGAAACCGACTGCAAAATATGCGTGAAAATATTCCTGGCGGCTGGCGTAGCCGGTGCCGGAGCTGCCTGCGGGCGCGGCGCGGCATCGCCCAGATACATGCGGCGCTCTTCGTTGCGCCGGCGCAGGAGGCCTGGGATCACCGCGAGCTGGCCGTCAACATGGCCCTTGTCCCACAGCAGGAAGGCGGCCGCGGCACCGGGATAATCCTTCGCGCGATGCTTTTTCAGGACGGAGCTGCCTTTGAAGGCGCCGACCCCGATGTTGAAGGCGAGCGAGACCATCGCCGAGAACTGCTCTTCGGTCGTCGGCACGTCCTGCGTCACCGCATCGACCGCGCGCTCGAACCGGGCGATGTCGTGCCTCAGCAGATCCTCGGCATCGGCCTCGGTGATCTTCTGCCCCGGCCGCGCCGGAGTGTGGCCGTAGCCGATCGTCCATACTGAAGCGACGTCCTGATAGGCAGCGAGACGCAGGCCCTCGTCTTTTTTGACGAGCGCCAGCCCCGCGTCGCTGATGCGGCGCGTCATGCAATTCTCTCCGGTTGTGGGGCTTAGTGGCTCGCGGCGACGTGGCCGGTCAGCGCGGCGATGACGATCGTGACGATCCAGCGCGCGGCGTCGGCGACCCGATGCTTTACCAGGTCGCCTCCGGTCTTCTCGGCGACATGCGTCTCGATCGCGCGGGTGCGCGCGTCGATGCTTTCGAGCCGGGTATCGATGCTCTCGATGAGCATCTGCAATTCGGGGCTCATTTGGCGGTCGCCTCAAGCCTAGCGACGCGCGCGTCCAGGCGCCGCATTGACCGCCTGCTGCGCCACAGCAACAGCAGCAGCGCTCCGAGGCCGCCCGTCAGCAGCGCGTTCCAAAGGAGGAGGATCTGCGCCGCCCGGGCGAGGAGGGCGAGGACGGCGTTGCTCTCGAAGGTGTAGTACCCATCGGGGTTCTGGAATACCGCCTCGGGGAAGACGCGCTGGAGCTCCTGCGCGATGAACCCGGCATGGGTGAGGCCTTGGTCGTCCGAGCGCCAGACGAAGAACCGCGGCGTCAGCCGCAACAGCCGCCACAGCGCGCGCGGAGAGGACAGCGAACGGATGTCCTGCTTCAGCCGCGCGTCCGACGAGCAGGCGGTGATCCCGAGATAGCCCACTTCATAGGCGCCGTTCGACTCACACAGCGCCGTCGAGCCGGCGCTGGCGATCGTCGCGGCGCTGAGCCGGCTCGCGGTCAGGTCGGCGTCGCCGCTGTTCGTCGCGTCGCGCACCGACAGGATATTGGCGCCAGGCGAATGCAGATCGATCAACCCAGAAAGAATCAGATCGTTCGGCGCCGTAATGCTGCCGGCGGTCACCCCCAGTCCGCCGCTGTCGATCGTCACGCTGGTCAGGTGCGGCGCGTTCGCCAGCGCGACATTGCCGGTGCCGGTCGTCAAAAGCCGCGCGGTCGACAGCGTCCCTGACGAGATGTTCGAGGCATTGGTCGCGTCGGTCGCGCACGACGCCGCGGCGTTCGACAGGCTGCCGCAGGCAATCTGCGAGCCGCCGACCCGAAAGACGCCGGTGGTGTTCACATCGCCGCCGGCATTGATTGCGTAGGCGCTGTTGGCCGCCGCGTTCACGCCGAGCTCATCGAAAATGCGAACATGCCGACTGCCGTTCGCTCCGGCCCCGACGATGCTGAGAGCGCCGGCGTCGTACCCGCGATAGTCGATCGACCCGTCAGCGACATCGTCGCCGGCGGCAATAGCAAACATCAACCGGTTGGCGGCAAGGCCAGCTTGCGTAGTGCTGGCGCTGCCGGTGTACGTCTGGGTCAGGGAGAACGGAAACAAAGGGCCGGCCGTGCCGATGCCAAGCCGATGGTTGGTCGCGTTCCAGAACAGGTCCGCGTTATCCTGCGCGAAGTTGCTGCCATTGCTGAAGATGACGGAGCCGGCGGTGAAGCCGCCGCCTATCCGGCTCGACGCGGAGAGTTGGAAATTGGTGCCGTCGTAGCAGGTGCGCTCAATATCGCCCGTGACGATCTCGCCGCCGACCAATGCTGTGCCGGCGCCATTGCGCCGAATATGCACGGCGCCGAGCCCGTTGACGTTGAGTGTCGTGTCGCCGCTGTTGCTGGCCCCGGCCGTCCAGGTGAAGCACTGCCCGGTCACCAGAGCGGCCGGGGCGGCGGTATAGGTCAGCGTCTGCGCGTTCGCGGTGCCCCCGCTGGTCAGCGTGGCGTTATCCTGATCGTACCAGCGCTTGATAGCGCCCATCATCGCGCGCGCGGTCGGCTCGACCTGGCTCGGTAGCATCGTTCCGCTGGCCCAGCCGTTCGGTGAGGCTGCGTTATTGCTGCCGTCGAGTTCCGACCAGCTCGTATTGCCGAGGTCGTTGGCGAAGGCGGGCGCGACGGCCGGCGGCAGCGCCAGGGCGAGCGACAGCAGCACCGCGGCGAGGCGGTCGATAAAGCGCATGGGGCGGTTCTCTCGAAAAGAAAAGCCCCGCCGGGGCGGGGCAGTGGGGTAGAGTGGGGCGGTTAGTGAGTTACAGGGTGAACCAGATGATCTGGGCGGATCGAGTGCCGCTGGTGTTTGCGGGCTTTTGCGCGATCGTGGTGGTGCTCAACGTGGACCCACCACGCGCCGCCAACACGTCGGCGATCCTGGTGGTGTTCCTTTGGCTGGTGTGCCGCGCCCTAGACTTTCTCGGCACCGGCCGAATCAGAAGCAGCGGTCGCAATCCTCCGCCCTACTAGGCCCCAGGAAGCAGGCCGCCTCCTTGAGGCATCGCGGGGGGCAGAGATCCGTTCCGCATATAGTCGAGAAGGCCCGGCAGCAGGGCGCGAGTAACGACGCCGGAGTGCGTCAGCGGCGGCAGAGCGTACTGCGTTGCGGCGGCAAGCGGCGATCGCATTCTCATCATCTCGTCAACCGGGTTTAGCGCGCGCTGGGCTAGAGATCCCTCTAGTGACTTCGCGGCGCCGCCTGCGATCAGAGGAACAGCGGCTCCGACGCCTGCCCCTTCGGGTCCGAAGTGGCTGCCCAGCACCGACCCCAGAACGCTGAACATGCCGCCGTGCATGCCCTGGCCTCCACCTAGGAGGTTGCCGAACCGACGCGCGGCATTCTGGACGGGGCCGCCCATGTCCACGCGGTTCAATCCGGCGAGTTCGGCGTCGCTTAGGCCGGCAACGTTTCCCGGTTGTTCGAGAAAGCTCGCGACCCGCTGCCGGATGCTGTTGCCTACGTTTTGCCCCGAGTTGCTGGCGGCAGCGCGCGCTTGGGCGCGATCAAGGATCCCGGTGTTTGCCCTGTCGAGCGAGCCGGTGAGAGCATTAGAGCGCTGGGCGGCGGCGTAATTGCCGTTCGCGTCGGCAAAGGTCCGAGCAGCCGCGGCGGCATCTTCAGCCGAGCCGGACAGAAGATCGCTTGAAGAAAGCCCAGACAGAAACTGGTCAATGCCCTGCTTGGCGCGAGTAGCCGCCAGCATGTCGGTCTTGTCGCCCGAGACGCTGCCAAAGGTTCGCCGGAGGGCTTGCATATTGGCAGGCGTGATGACATCGGCTGCAGCGGCGTCGTTGATGCCCTTGTTGATGCCGGCAAAGGTCTTGGGCGCAAGCTCGGCAATGATGCCATCGTTTTCCAGGCCTTGCTTGACGCCGTTGATCGCGCTGCCGACAGAGGAAGGGCTGATCTCGATGCCCGAGTTTCTAAAGGCATCGTAGCCAGCTACGCCGGCGTTCTTCAAGTCCGCAGCTCCAGGCACTCGCGACCCGAACTCGACCGGCGAAGCGATGCTCGCGAAGTTATAGGCGCGGGAATTCAGCGTTGGATCTGTCCGGCCGTTCGCGCCGACGACCGGCTGCTGCCCACTAACCACATCGCTCGGAAGTTTCACCGCATTGATGATGCTGCCCAGAACGCCAGCGGTCGGATCGAAGGAGGCCTTGCCCTGAGCGTCAGTGGAGAATGGCAAGATGCTGCCATGGTAGGCGGGCTGATCGAATTGGTCGAAATAATTCGATGGCGCCGATGGCTGGGGAGCGGGTGGCGCGTCATATTGGTCGAAGTAGTTCGCCATTTACTTTCCTAGCACCTTGGCCGCGGTGCCTGGGCCGTATTTGGCCTCGAATTGATCGCGGAGCATCGGGTTCATCTGGAGGGCCTTGACAGCGCCACTGGGCGGCGGCGGCGAGCCAGGGCCGCCGAGCATTCCCCTGAGCGGGCCGATGTCCCTCTCGGCTTGATCGCGGGCCTTGTCGAGCGGGTTGAGCGCGCTCCAGGCCGTCTCAAAGGATTGCGGGTTACGCCAGCCCTGCTGCTGCGCGACGTTCCAATCCGCTGGGAGTTGCTGCGCCTGCCGGACGAGCGCCAGGTCCTCTGACAGCATCTTCAGGTTGGCCGCGGGCTGGATGTTCGGATGCTCGCGGTTTTCGCTGACCGAAAGGAACTCGATCTGCGATGGGCGAGGAGTGGCTGCCTTCAACAGTGGCAGCGTAGTCAGCATGTTGTCGTGCAGAGCTTCCTGCACCGCCGCCGGGTTGGTGGACATCACCAGCCCCGGGTCCATACCCAGAGCCTTGAGCGTCGCCGCCAGCTCGGCCTTGTGGGTTTCAAAGGCGCCGGACTCGGTCATCTTGAAAGCGTTGGCGATCGTGCTGAGCCGCATCTCGGCTTGCCGCGCCGGGGCGATGGCTTCCGTCCACTTTTCGGTCTGCGCGTGCCACTTAGGCAGAGCCTCCTGGATCTCGGCCGGGCTCTGCGGCATGAACTGCTGGCTTATCGGCGGCAGCATCGTGCCCTGAGGCGTCGGTATCGCCTGGACTTTGCTCGTCGGCGCTTCGGCGGGGTTGGGGGCGCCCTGGTTGAAGCCGGGCATGCCGCCATACTCAGCCTCGTAGCCGCCAGATTTCTGTGCGCGGCTTGCCGATTGAATGGCCGGGATGGCTCCAGGCACTTCCTGGGCCACTGGCCCTTGCGGCGTGTTGACCAGCGACGTTCCTTCCGGCAGCCGCGGGCTTTGCGCCTGCAGCTCGTATTTCCCGGTTGCTGGGTTCATCGCCCAGAGCGAGCCGCCCTGCCGCATAATCTGCGGCTCCAGCCGCTTATTGCGCAGCTGCAGATCGGCCTGGTTCGTCTGCTTGCCAATCTCGTAAGGGTATTGCGCCCCGGCCGTCGCGGCCGCCTTCGGCCCGACGAAGGGCAGCCCCGCAGCTTCGTCGAGGAAGCCGGGGGTCTTGATGCCGAGCAGCGCGTAGGCTTTCGAGAGGTTCTGCTGGCGCTGCGCATAAGCAAGCTGCGCCGGCGTGAGCGCCGCGCTGGGGACCGCGGGCATCTGCGCCGGCGCAGCTCCCTGCTGCTGGGCAGCAGGTTGGGGTTGAGTGACGGGCGGAATGCCGCTCGGCGGGGGTGCGGCGCCGGCTCCGGGGATCAGCCCCGGCGGCATCGCTGCGGGAGGCGGAGGCGGCGCGTTTGTGCCGTTCGCGATCTGCGGCATCGGGGTTGCGCCGGGCGAGGGTTGGCCGCCGGAGGACTGGCCGTTCTGCGCGACGAAATCTTGGATGGTGCCCTTGAAGCCGCTATCGAGGGCGCGGCCGTAGGCCTGAGACAGCGTGAGCCGCGCCTGGTACTGCGCCGGATCGACTGCGGAGGGAGCAACATCGCCGCTCGCCGTGGTCGGCAGATATTGCCGGCCAGGGGGAAGGTTGAGGCCGCTTCCGCGAGCCAGAACCGACGCCGGATCAGGCGGCATGGCGGAGCCGCTCGAGTCGCCGGCTGGCAGCATCGGGATCGAGGTCGGTGCGCCGTTCTGCGCCAGACGGATCGGCGGCTGCGGTGCCTGGAGGCCGTTTACCGGCCCGGTGTCGAAGCTGGGCGCGCTGGCGCCCCCGGCCAGCGCCGGCCCCTGACCTTGCGGCGGCGCAAACTTGCCGATGCCGGCAAACCCGGTGATGCCGAGCCGCTTCGCGCCGTTCCATGGCCCCCAGCCGCCTTCTGCGGCCTTTCGCAGCGCGAAATCGATGGTCGCGCGCTCATTCTTCGGATCGAGCGGATTGAGGCCGGTTTCCTTCTGAAACTCATTGCCGAGGCCGCCGCCGGTGTAGAGTTGGAAGGCGCCCCCCGACTTTCCGTGATCGCCCAAGAAGGTGCCGAGGCCCTCGCTGCCGGCGACCGCCGTCGCGACATTGGGGTCGATCCCGTACTTCGTCGCGGTGAGGCGGATGTACGGCACCAACCCGCGCGGGTCGTCGCCTTGGCCCGGCTGCGACAGATCGGGCGCGCCGCTCGGGGCGCCGGCGGTTTGTCCGCCGCCCTGGCCGCCCGCTTCCGGCGGAGGGGCGCCGCCGCTGGCCCCGAAGGCTGCGCTCATGCCATCGTCGCCGCCGCTGGCGCCCATCAGCTGCTGCAGGAGCCCGAGCTTCTGCTTCAGCATCTGCTTGTTGAGCAGGAACTCCTGCGCCTTCAGCCCGACATTGGCGGACTGGTCCTGCGCGTCCTGCGCGCCGGCCGCGGCGCCGGCCAGCCCGGCGGCAAACCCGCCCGGCACCTTCCCGCTGATGAAGGGCACCGTGTAGTCGAGCGCCCCCGATTTGAGGAGGCCGGCCATGGCGCCGCCGAGCGAGCGCTGGCGGATCGCCGCCATCTGCTCGGGCAGGAGCGCGCCGGCATAGAGATCGGGCGCGGCGCCGCTGTTGCCGCCGCCGCCGCTGAGAAAATCGAGGAGGCCCATCAACCGTACAGTGAGAGGAGGGAGGGATCGGTCATCGCCGCCAGCGGGCTGGCTTGCGCCTGCTGCGGCTGCTGCGGCATCGCCGGGAGGCCGAGCTTCTGGCGCAGCTGCGCGAGGAGCGCGAAGGGCGGGACGCGCGGCTGGATCGGCGGCGCGAAATTCGGCGCCTCTACCGGCTGGCCGCCCATGGCGGGAGGCTGCGGCGCGGGATGGATCTGCGGCACCGAGAAACCGTTCTGGCCGAGCCCCAAGGGGTTGCCGCCGACGCTGTAGCCGCCGCCGCCGCCGAAGAGCTGCTGCAATCGCTTGAAGATGTCGGGTTGCTGCTGTGCGCCTGGCTGCGCGGTCGCGGCCGGGGCGCCCCCGTAGATGTTGCTGTCGAGCCCGTCGAGGATGCCGGCCATCAGGAAAGCCAATCGTCAATAAAGGGAAGCTGCACGGTCTTGCCGTTGCCGAGGTCGCCCGGGTCGCCCCGATAGACCCGCAGCCGCGCGAGGCGGGTCGAGTGCGCCGCGGCGGCCAGCACCTTCTCGACGCAGTGCATGCTGGCGCAGCGGATCGTCTGGTTCGCGTCGCGCGCGCGCTCGGGGCTGCCGACCGCGAACAGCAAGAGGATCACGAAGGCGGTGTGCATTAGAAGCCGAGGAAGGGCAGGAAGTCGGCGAGGATGCTGCCGCCGGCCGAGGCTGCAGCCCCCGCGCCAAACTCGGGCGCCAAGGTAGCGGAAGCGAGTTCTGCTGCTGTTGGCGTACCGAAAGAGGCGAAACTCGGCAGGCTCGCGTCGAAGCCCAAGCCGCCGCCTCCGATCAGGCCGGCACCGCCGCCGCCGCCGAAGAGCCCGAGGTTGTTGCCGAGGCTGCCGAGGCTGCCGAGCGTGCCGAGCGCGGAGGATGCCGCGTTCGGCCCGAGGACCGGCGTCGTTGTCGACGAGCTGCCGGTCTGCGGGTTGCCGATCAGGTTCATGTATTGGGAAGCGGTTTGCCACGGAGCCTGGATGTTGCCGTAGAAGCGGTTCTGCTGGTCGTTGATCTGCTGCTGCGCGAGCCCGGTGAGGCCCTGGCCGCCCGCGGTCATCTGCTGCGCCGGGGCATAGTTCTGAGACATGACCTGCGGCTCCATGCCGAGGCCGATCAGCGAATTGCGGTTGCCCGTGTCGTAGCCGCTCTGCAGCGTCGACAGCGCGCTGTTCGCCAGGCCGCCCGCCTGGCCGTAAGCCTGGCGGGCGAGCGAGAGGCCGTTGTTGTAGGCGTTCTCGCGGTCCTGCACCGCCTGTAGCCGCGAGCTGAAGTCGCCGAGCCGCAGGTTGCCGGCTGAGTTCTCCAGATTGCCGGCGTTGGCGATGCCGGCCTGGTACTGGCTGCCGGCTTGATTCAGGAGCTGCCCGGTTTGCCCCCGCTCGTTCTGCAGGATGTTGGCGGCGGCCCCGGCGCCGGTGATGCCTTCGCCAAGCCCGGTCAGGTACTGGTTGCCGGCTTGGTTGAGCGCGCCGGTGCGGGCGCCGAACTCGCCGAGCCCGAGGCTTCCGAGGGCGGAGCCGGCCGATTGCTCGAGCTGGTTGCCCTGGTTGATGAGGGAGCCCAGCGTCCCCTGGGCGCTCGTCATCAGCCCCCGCTCGTTGGCGTAATCCTGGCCGTAGAGGTTCGCCCCCATGTCGCCGAGGGTCTTGCCGAGATCCTGCTGGTTGATGTCGCGGTTGTTCTGGACGAAGCCGGAGCCGTAGCGGCCGGAGGCTTCCGCCGTGCTGTCGGCCTGTGGCGCGGTCGCGGTCTGGTAGGCGTTGACGACCGGCCGGGCCGCGGCGCCGAACTCGGCGTCGATGTAAGGGTTTTTGCCGAGGAAGGCGCCGCTGGCCTCGGCGCCGAGAGTGCGGGTCGCGAGGTTCGGCTGGGCCGCCGTGGCGCCGGCATGGCCGAGAAGGCCATAGCCGGCCCCGAGCCCGTTGATGGGCCCCCCGGCCATCCCCGCGAGCTCCCCGGCATAAGGGTTGGCCGCTGCTTGCGCGCCATAGCCTGCCGCGGTGCCCGCGTAGGGGGTAGCGCCCGACCCGTTGTAAGCGAGCGTGCTGAGCCCGTTGCTGTATTGCCGGCCGGCGGCCGTCGCTTCGCCGCTCAGGTTTCCGAGCGCATCGACTTGGTTGCCGACGCCGGTGCCCTGGTTGAGCAGCGAGCCGAACTCATTGGAGTATTCGCTGCCGGCGTCGATCTCCCGCTGCCCAAGAGCATTGAGCGTCGCGGTGCTGCCGCCGGTTTGGCCGCCGATCGCGGTCAGCGGGTTGAAGGCCGGGCTGTTGATGCCCGACATGCCGCCGCCGGTAGCGCTGCCGAAGAGCGAATTGGCCTGGCCGGCGATGCCGAGGCCGGTGCCGTACTGGTTGATCTGGCCCTGGAAGCCGCCGCCGATCGCCGGGTTGAAGTCGGCGAGGGTTTGGCCGGGGTAGTACTGGAGGGGGTCGTGCTGGTTGAGGTCGAGCGCCGCATTGAATCCGGCGGGGCGCGGATTGTCGCCGAAGCCGGCAGTGCCGGCTGCCTCCCCCGTCAGGAACGGGAGCTGCGCTTGCTGTGTGGGGTTTTGGGTCGTCTGCGTGATATTGCCGGACGAACTCGGACCTTTCCCGCCTCCCGGCATGGTTGGGGGTGCTCCTAAAAGAAAAGGCCGCCCGGAGGCGGCCTATGTGAATGGGATGGGTCGTCAGTTACGGCTTCGGCCGGCGCTTGCGTCTGCGCTGATTGCGGTTCTGCTCGCTCGGCGTCGCCGCGTGACTACAGAGCCCGCACCATGATCTCGCTGGCGATGCTCTGGGCGACGCCGCGCGCCTTCCAGAAGCGCGACCAGCCGGGGCGGCCATAGGCGGTGATCTTGGCGCAGCCGGCTTGCCGGGCCAGCGCGTCCATCGCGTCGACGAAGAGCGGCCACCATTCGGCGAGCCGGCGTCCGGCGACGAAGTCGATGGTCCAGAAGCGGCGGCGCGGAAAGACGTTGACCCGGCCGGTGGCGACGGCGACGAGCTGCGCGCCGTCCTCGATCGTGAAGATCGCGACCTGGCCGTTCAAAGACTGCTGAAGCACGTCGATCGGCTCGTAGCAGCCTTCGGTGCGGTCGGTGGCGCGCTTCAGGACGGGCGCGATCTCGCCCCACCGCGCCGACAATTCGTCTCGCGTGGGCCGGCGGATCCGCAACTCAGCCAATGACCGCAAACCCGAATGTCTGCGTCGTCGAGGCGTTCGAGGGATGGTTGATCGTGGCGCTGCCCCTCGTCGGCACGACGTAGATGCCGGGCGAGGTCAGGACCGCGATCGCGGCGGCCGCGGTCTGCGGCACCAGGATGACGGCGCTGTTGGGGCCGATGCGGCTGTCGGTCAGGGTTGTTGACGTGGCGCTCGCGGTGAGGGTGACGGAGCCGGTGGCGTTCAGCTTCCCGGCCAGCACCAGGTTCAAGACGCGGGCGATGCGAGTGAGCCAACTCGCCCATTCCGATTGCAGCACCGTCTCGGGTACGGGGCCGATGCCGATCGCCGGGATGTTGGCGCTCATCGCACAAACCGGCCTTCCGGCTTCATCGTCGCCTGCACGCCTTGCAGGTGCGTGAAGTTGGATCCCGCCGGCAATGTCAGCTGAAACCGCACATAGGCGCCGGTCGCGTGCATCGGGCACTCGCCGAGGATGTTGACCGGCACCGCGGCATCGTAGGTCACGCTGTCGAAGATCCGGTCGCGATGGCCGAAACTGACCGAGGGCGAGCCGCCATCGACGATCGGCCGCGCCGAGAGGATCTTCGTGCGCCGGCCCGGAAGGGGCTGCATTTCGCTGGTCTCGACCACCGGCGCCATCGGCGGGCCGTTCAGGAAATTGAGCTTATGGTTCTGGTCGAAGGCGGCGAGGACCGGCAGGCCGCCGGCATAGAAGCCGCTGTCGAGCGCGGCCGGCAGCGTGTCGATCGCGCCGAACGCATTGAGGGCGTCGAGCGTCATCCCCGGCGCCAGCGCGACGGTGCCCCACTCCGCCGGCGTTGCGGTCAAATCGCACAAGGACCAGCGCTGGACGATGGGGTTGTAAAGCACGAGCCGGTCGTAGAGCCCGGTGCCCGCGCCCGAGGCGCTGGCATAGAGCCAATAGACGATCGGCAGGTTGGGGATGGTGCCGCCTTGCACGGTCGAGACGTAGCTCGAATTGAGGTCGGCGATGACCGTCCGCGCGATCTTCTGCGTCCCGATCGGGAAGCTCGCCATGCCGTTGAAGGCATAGAAATCGTCGTCGCCCAGGTAATAGCCGACCGCCTGGCTGCCATAGGCGCCCTGCATGCGGCGCAGCACGATCGACAAGGGCGCCTGCGTCCCGGCCGCGCCCTCGGCGACCTGGAAAGAGAAGATGCCGCCGGAGCTGCCGACATACTGCACGCGGTAGATGCCGCGCTCGCACCAGATCGCGGCGTCGGCCGCCGAGAGATGGCCGCCAATCCCGCCGGTGATCTGCCCGAGGTCGGACTGCTCCAAATCCTGGTAGTCGGACTGCACCTGGATCGCGGCGTTCGTGCCCGGGGTCGGCCAGGAGAGCGGGTTGCCGATCGCGCACCACCAGGCTCGCCGCGGCTGCGCGCCGAAGGTGCCGTCGCTGGTGTTGAGCGCCATCACGAAATCCTTGACCGTGATGACGAAGCGCGCTTTGGGCGCCGCGCTCGCTAGATCGGAGAAGACGCTGTCGCTGCCGACGAGGAAGGTCTGCTGCGGGTCGCTGTAGTTGGTGGCGATGATCCGCGTGCCGAAGCTGGTGAAATGCCAATAGCCGACGGTGGGGATCACCGGATTGAGGGGCGAGGGCGTGGCGTAGGGGCCGCCGCCCTGGCTGGTCATCGCTTCGCTGGCGACCGTCTGCGAATTGTTGACCGTGTAGGTGCCGGTGCCGCCCGTGCCGGTGCCGAGCGCGGTGATCGTGGTCGCGGCGGTGACGCCCGAGCCGGAGAGGGTGTCGCCGACGTTGATCGTTCCGGCGGAGATCGCCGAGACAGTGAGGGTGGTCGTCGCGATCGACCCGGTGAAGCTCGCTTTCCGCGAAATGTCGCTGAAATTGGGCGCCGAGCCCGCGCTCATCTGATAGAGCCGCTTTGCGTCGCCCGCGAAGACGTGCACCGCCTCGCCGTCGTCGAGAAAGCCGTAGGCCCCTTGGCATCGGGCGGTGAGCGGCCCCGAATAGATTTGCGGGGTCGGCATCGGCCCATAGGACTGCGCCGTGACGGGGATCACGTTCTTGATCGTCTTCGCGCCCGGATTATTAAAATTGGGCTGGTCGGGCAGCCATTCTCCAAACGGCATGAACTCGGGAGGCGAGGCCATCTCAGGGGTTGCCGGTATCGGTGCGTACGGTCAGGGTGCCGCCGGTCC